CCTGAACCCGAAGAAATCGTGGAAGACGAACCCCCGGCACTAGGCGAAGCACCCACTCGCGTTAAACCGGGCGACGTTTGGCAGTTAGGAACCCACCGGCTGCTTTGCGGCGACAGCACCGTCCCCACGGACGTGGCAAAACTAATGAAAGGCGAAACCGCCGACCTTCTACTCACAGACCCCCCTTACAACGTGGACTACACCGGCAAAACCAAAGACGCCCTAACCATACAGAACGACCGCATGGAAGACGGCTCGTTTTTGGACTTTTTAACCGGCGCATTCATAACCGCCAACGAGTACTTGAAACCCGGCGGCGTTTTCTACATTTGGCACGCGGACTCGGAGGGCTACAACTTCCGCACCGCATGCAAGAACATCGGCTGGCAAGTACGCCAATGCCTAATTTGGAACAAAAACAGCTTTGTCATGGGGCGGCAGGACTACCAATGGAAACACGAGCCCTGCCTGTACGGGTGGAAAGACGGGGCCGCTCACTATTTTGTGGACGACCGCACCCAAAGCACCGTCTTTGAAGATAAAGGCGTGGACTTTAAGAAACTAAAAAAGGAAGAGCTGGTCCAGCTCCTGCAGAACATACACGCCGCCAAAGTAAGCACCACCGTCATTGACTGCGACCGTCCCAGCCGCAGCGAAGAACACCCCACCATGAAGCCGGTCAAACTACTGGCCCTACAAATCCGCAACAGCTCCCGCATGGGCGAAACCGTACTGGACCTATTCGGCGGATCCGGCAGCACCCTGATTGCCTGCGAGCAACTAGGACGCAAAGCCCGGCTGGTAGAACTAGACCCCAAATACTGCGACGTGATACTGGACCGCTGGGAAAAACTAACGGGAGGAACCGCAAAATTATGCAAATAACCGAGTATGTCACCCTAGGACACCCGGACAAAGTGGCCGATTATATATCCAGCCACATTTTAGACCGCTACATGGAAAAAGACCCGCAAACGCGCTACGCGGTAGAATGCCAAATCAAAGGCAACGTGGTCAACCTAGCGGGCGAGGTTTCCAGCAAGGTCAAATTTGACCGCCGCCAGCTGGAAATGTTTGTCAAAGCAGCTGTGGCCCAAATCGGCTACACACCGGCCTATCAAAAACGCTGGGGCAAAGAAAACACCATTTGCGCCAACGACCTTAAGGTCAACGCTTACATCAGCCAGCAAAGCCCGGACATCGCACAAGGACTTGACGGCTGGGGCGACCAAGGCGTCTTTTTTGGAGCCGCGTGGCCTACCGCGTCCGGCTTCCCGGCAGAAAAGCTGCTGGCGGAAAAGATAGGGCACGACCTAGCCAAAAACCCCAACCTCGGCCTTGACATAAAGACCCTAGTGGTTACGGACGAAGGACAAATCAAGCGCGTGGTTATTGCCGTGCCGGTGCTAAACGACCGGGACCTTGGCAACCAAACCATTTATGACCTTTGCCGCGCGCTGGGGGATAACGCAGAAAAGAAACTAATCATCAACGGAACAGGGACCTACAAGAAACACGGACCCCTTGCCGACTGCGGAACCACAGGCCGCAAACTAGCCGTGGACTTTTATGGCGGCTTCTGTAAGATAGGCGGCGGCAGCCCATGGACCAAAGACGGAACCAAAGCGGACCTGACCTTAAACCTATACGCACGCTACCTAGCAAAGCAATTTATAAAGAAGAACCGCTGGAACGTGCCGGTCTTTTGCGATATTGCCTGCGCTATCGGCAGGCGCGACATTGAAATCTGCCTACATGACGGGCAGGGCACGATTTACAAACGATATACAGAACGCAAAAGCCCGCAAACACTTATAAAGCAATTTAAGCTGGACACCCCTATCTATGCGCATTTGTGCCGGGAGGGGCTGTTTAGCGGGATATAACTATGGCGAACCCGCAGAACCTAGTGCCAAACAGCGCACGAACACCGAAGGAACGCCGAGAGAACGCACGAAAGGCAGGCAAGGCGAGCGGAGCCAAACGGCGGCAATTAAAGACCCTAGCAGAGGAACTGCGGGCTCTTTTAAGCATAGATATAGTGGACCTAAAAGGGCGCAAAATGAACACCCAAACCGCTATCAGCACCGCGCTTATAAATGCCGCCATACACGGGGACGTGAAGGCATTTAATGCCATACGCGACACTCTAGGACAGAAGCCCACCGAGAAGGTGGAAACAAACGTGTCCTTGACGAGCAACTGGGAAACGACATGCAAGAGGAGCAAAAAGAAGTAAAGGTCACCATTCCTTATACACCGCGCTATCCACAAACGGAAATACACCCGCAGCTGGAAGCGCACCGCTTTTGCGTTTTAGTGACCCACCGCCAAATGGGAAAGACCGTCTGCGCCATAAACCACCTAATCAAAATGGCCCTAACCAACCCAAAACCAAACGGGCGGTATTTCTACATTGCTCCCTTTTTGAAACAGGCCAAAATGCTGGCGTGGGACTACCTGCGCCATTATACCGCGCCTTATTTGAACGTCAACATCGGAACCGAGAACGAGCCGCACCACATTTGCGCGCTGCGCGTAAATGAGCAGGAAACCAGCGTCACGCTGCCAAACGGCTCCTTTATACGCGTTTGCGGGGCTGATAACCCCGACGCCCTGCGCGGAACCTATGCGGACGGCGTAGTGCTGGACGAATACGGCGACATGAAGCCCAACGTCTATACGGAAATTATCCGCCCTATGCTAGTCAGCAGGCAGGGCTGGTGCGTATTTTTAGGAACCCCCAAAGGGCAAAACCAATTCTTTGACGTGTACTGCCATGGCGTAGAAGCGCACGCACAGGACCCGGACGGCGAGTGGTGGGCCGGCATGTACCGCGCAGACGACACCGGCGTTATTGCCCCGGAAGAACTAGCCAAAATCAAGGCACAAACACCCGACAACACCTACCGGCAAGAGTACCTGTGCGACTTTGCCGCAGCCGCAGAAGACGCCCTATTCCCGCAAAGCGTAATAGATATGGCAGCCAAAAACGACCTGCCCTACACCGGCGGCGAGCGCATAGCAGCCCTAGACATTGCCCGCTATGGAGCCGACAGCAGCGTGCTCAAAATATGGGAATACGCAGGACCGCTCAAATGGAAAGAGGTCGCCACCGAGGAGTGGAACGGCAAAGACACTATGTACACCGTGGGCCGCGTAGCAGAAGCAGGCCGCTCGTTCCGTTTTAACCGGCTAATCGTGGACGGCGACGGCGTGGGTGGCGGCGTAATTGACCGGCTAAAAGAGGTGGCAAAATTTACAGTTTATGAATTCAGGGGCGGCGCAGCTGCCTCCGACCCGGACCGCTATGCAAACAAGCGCGCGGAAGCATACGACGCCTTGCGCGAACTGATGGCAAAGGGCTACCTGCAAATCAGCGACCGGGCCACTTTGACGGAGCTGGCAACAGTTACCTATTCGTTTAACAGCGCAGGACAAATGAAACTTTTTAATAAGGAAGAACTGCGCAAAAAGGGCGGCAAATCCCCGGACCACGCGGACGCCGCTATGATGAGCACCGTGCTTTTTAAGAAAGCAAAGCAGGTACATTTTAGAGCGCAAAACGCCAGCAACCTAACGGCGCAAAGCGATTTTATTTTTTAGGAGGAAGGAGCCATGAAGAAACTACTCAACGCAGTAAAAGACATTTTACAGGACCGGCGCGGCTTTTTAGGCATGCTGGCCCTTGGAGCAGCCATGCTCGGCGCGTCTATGTACTCGGCCCACAAACAGGACAAAGCGCAAAAAAGAGCCATGAAACAGCTGGAAGAAGAAGCCGCCAAAAACGAGGTCAAGCCGACCATTGTGGACGACAGCAGAGCCCAAGAAGAACGGCGCAAACGCAACCAGCTCAAGCAAGGCAGCGCGAGCACCGTGCTTGCCGGCGACTACCGCCAAAGCGCGGCTAAACGACTACTGGGGGAATAACCTATGGACACACGGCAGCAGAAATTGTTTGACGATATAAAAAGACGTTTGACCGCCATGGAAACACGCCGCTATGGGTACGAGCGTGTATGGCAGCGGGCTGCCGAACTTGCGGACCCCAAAAACGCCAACTTTACCGTGGAATACGGACCGGGCGAATTTAACAAAGGGACCAAAAAGACCGACAACACCGTGGCGCAGGCCGTACCGAAATGGGCGTCCGCCATTGACGGGCTAACCACACCCAAAACCCAAAAATGGCACGGGCTGGCAACCAGCGACGAAACCTTAAACGAACGCTACGCGGACTGGCTGGAACGCCAATGCGACCGGCTATTCGCTATCCGCTACGCGGCAGGGTCCAACTTTGCCAGCAGCCATTATGAGAACCTAAAAAACATTGCCATTTACGGCGCGGGCCCTTTTAGCGTAACCGAGAACTACGGCTCCGGCATTTCCTACCGGGCGTGGCCGGTGCGCGAATTCTACACCGAACAAAACGCCGACGGCAAGGTGGACGTTTTCTTCCGTAAATTCAAACTGGATAAACGCAAAGCCCTGCAACAATTCGGCGAGAACTGCCCCAAGCAGATAAAGGACTCTGACGACCTCAACACCGAATGGGAGTTTTTACATGCCGTCTATCCCAATGACGACTACCAACCCAGCCGGCTGGACGGGCAGCACCGCCAGTATAAGAGCGTTTATTGCTGCCTAACCACCAGCGAGGTCGTGGAAGAAAGCGGCTACAACGTATGCCCCTTTTTCTACCCGCGCTATGACGTGTTCGCTTCCTTACAGGAGCCCTACGGCTACTCCCCGGTCATGCAACTAATGCCGGAGGTCCGCACCCTAGCCGCGATGATGAGAACCAACCTCAAAACCGCGCAACGGGCCAGCGACCCTACGTGGCTACTGGCTAACGATGACATCATCAACGCCAACCGCGTGGGCGTACCCAACGCCATTATTCCCGGCGGTTTAAGCGAGAACGGAAGCCCGCTGGTGGCCCCTATGCAGGCCCCCAACGCCCTGCCTTTTTCGCTTGAAATGCTGCAAGACATACGCAACACAATACGGGAAGGTTTTGAACTAAACCTTTTTACCGTACTGGTCAACCGCCCGGACATGACCGCAACCGAGGTTCTACAACGCGCCCAAGAAACCGCCACCCTACTCTCTCCGACTACAAGCCGGTTAGAGCAGGAGCTCCTCTCCGGCGTAATTGCCAAGGAAATTGAAATCTGCACCCGTGCCGGACAACTAGAACCCATGCCGCCCGAAATGGCAGAAGCACTCGCCAGCGGGCAAGTGGAACTGCAGGTGCACTACGAAAGCCCCATTCGCAAAGCGCAAGACGCAGGAACCGGGGCCGCCATTTTACGCACCGTGGAACTGGCGGGGGCCTTACAGCAATTTGACCCCAGCATTAAGAACCAAATCAACGCACCGCGCATTTTGAAGGAAATCGCCAAAGTGTACGGAGCCCCCGTCAAAATCTTCAATAGCGACGAAGAGAAGGCGGCAGCCGATATGAACGACGCACAACTGGCCCAAGCCCAGCAAATGCTGCAGGCCGCGCCGGTAATCGGCAAGACGGCAAAAGACCTAGCAGACGCCCAGCAAAAGACGGGCGTGCAAATGAGGTAACACCGTGAAAAAACAGCTCTCTTTTTTCCAACGTCTATTTAGAAAGCGGCTCGCCTACCAAACGGTCTTTGACCCCACCAAGCCGGAGGTCAAAATCGTGCTGGCGGACCTTGCCAAGGTATGCCCCAGCAACCCCGCACGCGGGACCGGCGCACCGATAGACGAAAAGAAAGTTTTTATTAATATCGGACGGCGCGAGGTACTAAACCACATACTGGCTATGGTACACCTGCCGGACGAGAAATTAAATGCACTAGCACAGGAGGAAGACCAAAATGGCTAATGAACCGACCAACCCGGCTGCCGGGGCTTTAACGAACCCGGAACCGACCAACCCGAACCCGCAGGAACCGCCGACTCCGACTAACCCGGAACCGACCAACCCTGCCCCGCAAGACCCCGCACCGACCAACGTGCCGGACGGATATGTGGCCTTGCCGACCGAAACGTCCACGCCCGAAGAAATCGCCGCGTTTTACACCAAGCTCGGCAGACCCGAAAGCGCGGACAAATACGGCGTGTCTTTTGAAAACGACCAAAACGGCGAAAACGCCAAAGCGTTCGCTGACGCGGCCTTCAAAGCCGGTTTAACAAAAACCCAAGCCGAAGCCGTAGCCAAAGCGTCTAACGACTTTGTGGCCCAAAAAATGGAAGCGTACCGCGTAGAGCAGGACAACCAAATGAAAGCCCTGCAAGCCGAATGGGGCGCGGACTACCAAAAGAACACCGAAATCGCCCGCCAAGCCGCCCGCCAGTTTGGGCTGGATAAAGACCAGCTGGTGCGCATGGAAACAGCCATGGGAAGCAAAGCCCTTATGCACTTTATGCACAAAATCGGCTCTGCCCTTGCTGACCCGAACCTCAAAGGCGCAGGCAGCGGTGGAAACCCCGGCAGCGCGAAAGCGTACACCCCGCAGGAAGCAGCCGCCAAAATGAAGGAGCTCCAAGCAGATAAGGCCTTCGGTGCCAAATTTATGAACAACGACCCCGAAGCCCGAAAGCTGTTTGAAGAGGTCTCCAACGCCATGGCAGGGGGTAATTAGTATGCCGGAGCAAGAAAGAGTAACACGCGGACAGTTTATGCGCTTCTTCCAAACCGCTATCCGCAGAGGACCGGCGGGCCTGCGCAAGGACTGGCTCTATACCAACCTTAAGCCCATGGTGGACGCCTTGGAAGAGGACCTCAAAGACGCGCAGGAAGCCGAAATCGCCCCACAACAGCCGCAACCGGCTGCCGTGGAGCAGTTACCGCAGGAACCCGCAAAGGAGCAACCTCAAGCCGAAGCGGAAGCGGTAAAAGAAGAAACAAAGGCCGAAACAGAGCCCGTCAAAGAGCCGGAAGAAAAACCTGCCGAACAACCGGCTAAAAAGGCCGCCGAAGAAAAACCGGCTAAAAAGGCCGATAAAAAAGATTTAGGGGACAACCCTAAAAAGCCCGCGAGGAAGGGCAAAAAATAAATCGGGCAATAAGCCCAAGGAGAAGAAAAGATGAGTTATACACCAAGCAACTTCGCTGGCATTGAGAATCATCAAATTACTTTGAAATTCGCCAATGCTCTGCAATTGCTCGCCCAGCAAACCGCTTCCAAACTGGAACGCTGTGTCACAGTAAAAAGCGGGCTTAAGGGCGTAACCGTATCCCCAGCCGACCAACTGGGCACGTTCACGACCAACACGCGGTCCACGCGCTACGAAGAAACCCCTGCGGTTAACGTATCGCGCACCCGCCGCTGGTACGAACCGACCATGAAAAACGGGGCCTACATTATTGATACCTTTGACAGTATCAAAATGGAGCTCAACCCCCAAGAGGGCATCGTAAAATCCATGCTCGCGGCCTACCACCGCGACATTGACGCAACGATCGTCTCTGCCTATTTTGGCAGCAACAAAACCGGCAAAGCCGCCGCTTCTACGGCGTCTTTTGACACCTCCAACATGTTAGTGGCCAAAACGGACGCCTCCGGCGACGTACTGGGCAAAATTGATTTGGCAATCGCCAAATTACAAGCCCAAAACGTGGACATTGAACAGGAAGAAATCTACATGGTGGTGCCGCCGACCGTAGAAGCCGCGCTCAAAAACGCCGGGTTCTACGTCTCCGTGGACTACCAAGACGGAAAGGTTTTAAGCGGCAAAAAGCTCAGCCCCTATGCCGGCGTGAACTTTGTGCGCTATAACCTCTCCGCCACCAACATTGGGACCACGGAGTCCCCGAACAACGTCTACCGCTGCCCGATTTTCTGCAAATCCGGCGTCGGTTTAGGCAAATGGGAGGACTTCATCGTCTCCGTAGATAAACGCGCGGACCTTTCCAACGCGACCCAAATCTACATGGAGTACGCTATCGGAGCCACCCGCTTGGAAGAAGCCAAATGCGCCGCTATTGACTTTGCGGCCTAAAAAGGGTTTTTCCTCCCGTGCGAGCACTAGGGCTTGTGCGGTCGGTGGGAGGGGGCGAAATATCCCCCTTCCACCCAAACTAAAAAGGCGGGACTATGCAACATATAACCGATTTACAAATTGCTAATAAAGCACTAACCAAACTGGGGCTGCCTACCATACAGTCCTTTGAAAGCCAAGAAGAAGCCGCACGCCTTGCCGCCGCCATTTTTGGCACGGTGCGCGACTACGAGCTGGCAACCTACCCGTGGGCCTTCGCTATTAAACGCGCAGAACTGCCCGCACTTGCGGACGCGCCTGCCTTTGGGTACAAATTCCAATACGCGCTACCAACCGACTTTTTACGGCTGGAAGCCATTTACAACCAAGGCGGAGCCGACAAAAATGCCTATGAGCTGGAAGGAAACAACCTGCTTACAAACATCGGCGCGCCCCTACAAATCCGCTACATTAGCCGGGAGCTGGACCAAGTAAAGTGGCCCGCGTATTTTGTAGAAGCACTAGCCACCAAACTGGCATACGAAATGTGCGAACGGCTAAAACAGGACCCGCAGCGCAAAAGCGTGCTGGCCCAAGAGTACCAAGCCATTATTGGAACAGCCAAACGCTGCAACGCTATCCAGCTGGCTGTAAAAGACATCCGGCCCGGTTCGTGGGAACTGGCCCATGACGAGGAGTAACCCATGGGAATAAGAGTGAACGCAGCCCTAAACCAATTCAATAACGGACTTGTCAGCCCGAACCTTGAAGCCCGCACCGAACTGCAGGTGGCGGCCTATTCCTGCCGGCAGCTGGAAAACGCCAGCGTGGAAATTGCCGGCGGCGTACACCGCAGAGGGGGCAGCGTTTACGTGGCAACCGGCGGCAACGCGCTTTTAATCCCATTCGTAATAAATAGGAATATTTCTTATTTAGTGGAACTAGGCAACGGCTATGCCCGCTTTTACCGCAACCACGCACCCGTGACAAGCGGCGGAAGCGTGGTGCAACTAACCACCCCTTACGCGCAAGCCGACCTTGTGGACGACAACGGCCTGCCCCGCGTGGCCTTTTGCCAAAGCGCAGACGTGCTGTACCTTTTCCATGAGGACTACCCCATTTATAAAATCAGCCGCACAGGAGCCGCCGCGTTTTCTATTAGCAAAGTAACCCTGCAAAAAGGACCATGGGAAGACCCCGTGAGCAACGGGACCACTATCACCGTAAGCGACCCCACCGTGCGCAGCGGCAGCGTGACCCTGCATACCAGCGCGTCCTTCTTTACCGCAGACATGGTGGGCCGGTATATACGCATTTACTTTGAAGGAACCGTGCTCTACTGGTCCAACGGCGACACATTCGGCAGCCGCGACGAACGCAAGAGCGACGGCAAATTCTATAAACCCGACACCACCGGCGACATGGGAAATGTAAAACCCACCCACACCGAGGGCTCCGCCAGCGACGGCAAAATCAACTGGGTGTACCAGCACGCCGGCTATGGAACCGGCAAGATTACCGCCGTCACGGACGGGCAAAACGCCACCGTGGAGGTGGTGGAAAAATTCCCGGAAAGTACCCTTTACGCTACCAAGAAATGGCAAATCTCGTCCATTGGTAAAGACGGCGTGTACCCTACCTGCGGCTGCTTTTTCAAAGAACGCCTCTGCCTAGGGATGAACACCAGCAAAGGACCCGCCGTACTATTTAGCCAAACCGGGGACTATGAAAACTTTGACGACCAAGAATTCGGCGAGCAGAAAGCCAACTGCGCTATGAAGCTGCCGATTTTAGGACAAATGAACACTATCCAATGGCTAACCGCCATGGAAAGCTTATATGTAGGAACCGCCGGAGCCATAACCGAAATCGCACCGCAGACAACGTCCAACGCCTTCGGCCCGGAAAACATAACCTATAACAAACTAACCAGCGTCGGCGCGAACGTACTGCCCCCGATTTTACTGGGCGGAAGCGAACTCTACGTGGGAGCGGAAGGCAAAAGCATTTATGACCTTTTGTACGTCAACGACAACCAAGCGTATGACCCGCAAGAGGTATCGCTGCTGTCCGCCACATGGCTCAAAAAGGGCCTAAAAGCATGGGCCTTACAGTACGACCCGGACCGCATTGTCTGGTGCGTAGTAAGGGACGGCACGCTGCTGGGGCTAACCTACAACAACAGCCAGCAAGTCAAGGCATTTCACAAACACACCACAAAAGGCCAGTTTATAAGCGTGGCCGTGATACCCAGCCCGGACGGGCAAACGGACGAGCTGTGGGCCATTATCAAGCGAAAATTGGGCGGCGTAGATACCTACTGTGTGGAGTACTTCCGCGACGGCTTGCCGCTGGATATTCCCGCAGAATACACCGAAGACCAGCAGCAGGCCTTCCGGCTAAAATACGCCTACTATGTGGACTGCGGCAAACAAATCACCAACCAAACCGCCTCCGCCAGCGTAACCGGCCTAACGTGGCTAACCGGCGAAACGGTGGACGTTTTGGCAGACGGCGTTGTTTATAAGGGCATAACCGTTGGAGCCAACGGCACGCTGCTGCTACCCAAAGCCGCCAGCGTAGTAACCGTAGGGCTTCCGTACGAAACCACCTTTGAACCCCTGCCCGTACACATGGAAGGGGCCAACGGAACCGGCAACGCACGCGCACAGCGTATCAACAAAGTGGTCGTGCGGATTTTAACGTCCGGCGGTTTTTGGTACGGCGAAAAAGAAAGCAAACTAGACCACGCAAACCTGCGTCGCCCGGAAGAGCAGGCCGAAGCCATACCGCTAAAAAGCGGGGACCTGTTCTTAAACTGGAACGGGACCCAAAGCCACAACGACGTGCTGGGGCGCGATATACCAAACGCCACCGGCGCAAGAATGATTTTTAAGCAAAAGGACCCGCTGCCTCTACGCATTTTGGCAGTTTATCCGCAGCTGGAAATTACAAACGATTAAGGAGCGAACTATGTGGGGAATGATAATCGGACAGGCCGTGCAGGGCATAATGAACATGTACGGCGCACACAAACAAGGACAGCAGGAAGCGTCCATGTATAACTTCCAAGCCCGGCAGGACGACGAAAACGCCCGCGCCGTGGCATTGGAAACCTCGCTGGCAGAAGACCAGCTGCGCAAGCAGAACCGCAAACAGCTCGGCGAACTAGAAGCACGGCTGGCAGAAAACGGGCTGTCCGGCAGCACGTTTGACCGCGTATTCTCGGACAGCGCAAGCAACCTAGAACAGGACGCGCTCAACCTGCGCTATTCCGGCCTATCGCGCTGGCGCAACTACAAAAACAGCGCGGCTATGAACCGCTACGGCGTAACCATGAGCAAGGCAAACGCCCGCAATAATGTATGGCAAGCCGGCATTAACTCCGCCGTTGGAGCCATGAGCTCCTACGCTATGTACAACGCGACCAAGGCCCCGGTCAACACCAACGGGACCCAGTCGCTCAACACGCCGCAGGCCCAAAACATTATGAACTACCAACAGCAATACGCGCCGTGGACGCGCTAGGAGGAAACTATGCCAAACGCACCGAAGCCCGCTATTCAAACATTAGAGCAGCGCACCACCCCGCAAGGCGTGCGCCAAAACCTGCGCTTTGACCCCATGACAAACCCCGCCGCAAACTACAAACAAATCGGCGACAACGTCATGCAGCTGACCACCGCGCTGGTGCAGGCCCAAGAAAAATACAACGACCTGCGCGTGCAGAACTGGGAAGAGCAGCTCAACAACAAATACAAGGAAATGAACAACAAACTGGCTGCCAGCCAAAACCCCGCCGAGTACGACGCCATTGTCAAGGACACGCTGCAACAAATGCAGGCCGCCGGCAAAGAGTACCTAGGCGACAAACTATTTAAAACGTGGGAAGGAACCAAGGGCAACAACTACTACGCCGCCCTGCAAACGGACGTGACGGGACAAAAAATCGGCCTTATGCAGAAGCTCAACTATAAGACGGCGCAGGAAACCACCGAGCGCAAGGCCTACGATTACGCCTACGCAAGCCCGGCAGAAAAGAAAGCCCTTGACGCTGAATACGCCGCCTATTTAGACACAAACGACTTTACGCCGGCGCAGAAGCAGGAACTAAAAACCCAGTACGACAAACAAAAGGTCAACGGGCAGCTGTCCTATATGCTAGATAAGGACCCCAGCCAAATCACCCGCGTCAACAGCGAAGGAAAAGTGACGTGGAGCATTATGGACGACCCGGAGCAATTCAAAACCTTGTCGGTCGCTGAAAAACTGGAATGGAAAAACCGCGCCTTGCGCAAACAAAAAGAAGCCCAAGGGACCACCAAGGAAAAGAAAATCAACGACTTTTTAAGCCGGTTTAACCAACTATGGCAGGATAACCCCAGCCAAGCCGAGCTGCTCTATAAGCAAATGCTGGAAAAGCCGGCTGACTTTGAAAAGCAAACCGGCATGACTGCACAGCAAATCAAAAGTGCCTATTCCTACATGAAGGACGTGCTGGAACAGGGCGAAGCAGGCATGGAAAAGCAGGGCAACTGGGCAGACGTACAAACCAAGTACAACGGCCTAGGACTTGACAGCAAAGGCGACTGGCACGCCAGCACCGGCAGCGGCGACAGCAAAATTGAATACGACCGCCCAACCATAGAGCAGCTGACAGACCTCGTCAACGTGGTGGATGACGGCATAACCGTTAATGGTTTTGGAAGCGGGAACCGCAACAAAGCCATTGAAATGAAGAACAACCTCATGCACCAAATCGCCAGCCAAATAAAAGAGGACGACGTGCAACTGACCAACAAATCCCGCTGGTGGACACGGGAAGCCAACCGCACCGTGAGCGAGTACGTGCAAAAACGCATAAAGGAAAAATTGGAAGCCGACCTGCACGGGGCCGAAATCCCGGACGAACTGGCGGCCCAACTATACGTGGACGTTTTCAATACGCTGCGCCAGCGTAACGTCAACCTTGCCGCCACCGACACCGCCAGCAAGACGCAGGCGCGGGCCGAAATCGGCGTGGCCTATGCCAACCTTATCGGCAACCGCTACCTGCTAGACGACAAGCAAACCGGGGCCGTTTTAACCAACGAAGGCGCGCTGCACAACGTAAGCACCGCCAAAAACCCCGACGCCCCCAAGCTCAAAGAGCCGCAGGGCTACAAGCCGGAAACCATAAATGGCTTTGAATTTATGGTCCGCCGCGACAAAGACGGGAAAGTGATTGACAAGTACCAAATCAACACCCCGGCTTGGATGAAAACAAAATTGCCTTGGCAATAGGAGCCACTATGAACCTGCCGGAAGAAAGAACCGTATTTTTAGAGAAGGACAACCTGCAAGTCACCACCACCAGCAACAACCCCAAAGAGGTGGAGTATTTGACCGCGCTGCAACGCTTTAACAAAAAGCGCGACAACTACTACTCTATGGTGCCCATTGAACAGACCCGCGAACAAATCGCCCAAAACGCCCTACGTGAGCAACAAAACAGCTTACTGGGGCAGATACCGCGCGGAGCAGCCGGAGCCGCCGTGTCGGGCGTACAAACGCTGGAACGCCTAGGCGTAGGGGCTATTGTGCAGGGCATAAACGACGTGCGCTATTCTTGGGAAAAAACCAAACTAACCGACAAATACACATGGGGCCGCGTCAACATTAAACGCGAAAACTACAAAACCGACGAAGAATTCAAAGCCGCCGAAGAAAAATATTACAGCCAACTAAAAGAAGAAAGCCGCCGGCTGGAAGCCATGCACGCCAACGTGGACCGCTTCGCACGCGAGCAGCTGCAAGAAATGAAGGAACGACACGAGAACTGGCTGCGGCTATCGGGCCTTGCCAAAGAGGAAACGGACGGCTTCTTATACGATTTATCCGCAGGCGGAACCTCCCTTTTAATGGCCCTAGGGACCGCCGCTATTACCAAATCCCCCGCAGCGACCGCGCTGGTTTTTGGGTCCATACAAGGCCGGCAAAGTTACGAAGAAGCACTCGCCAACGGCGTAAGCCCGGAAAAGGCCGAAAAAATCGGTTTAGCAGCCGGAGCTGCCGAAACCGTACTGGAAAAGATAGGGCTGGACTTTTTCCTGCGCGGACTAAAAGCACGCGGCTGGGGAGCCAAGCTGGTGCAAAACTTTTTAACCGAAGCCACCCAAGAAGGAAGCCAAGGAGCCGCCAACGAAATCATCATGCAGAAATGGGGCGGCAAAGAAGCCAGCATTAGGCAGACCCTAGAAGAGGTGGCCTATCAAGCCCTTTTAGGCGGTATTACCGGCGCAGGGGCTACCGGCGCACACATTAGCGTTGAAGCCACCGTGCGGCGCGTTATGGGCCAAGCACAGCCCAACGTGCAGCCCAACACGCAGGAAGGCGAGAAACTACCACCCCCCACTTTAGAACAGGTACAGGAGCTGGTCCGAGCCAACGAAAAGCGCGAGCTGACGCTGCAGGAACGCTACGGCGTCATTTTAGCCAACGGGCAAGCCAAGCTGGAAGCCCTCGGCGTGGACACCGAAACGGCCCGCCAAATGCTCGCCGGCGTCATTTTGAAGGCCGGAAGCAACGAAAGCTTAAACGACGTGCGCCAAATGCTAAACGACGAAAACAACCCCAGCACCTACCCCAACGGGGACATTATGCAGGCCACGGCGGAATTTGCCGAAGCCGTACGCGGCACGCAAAAACAGCTTACGCCCGAATACCAAAAACAGGTATATGACATCCGCGACGACGTGCGCGAACGCGCGCTGGAAGTCGGCTACACCGAAGACGAAGCCGAAGCCGCCGCCAACATGCACGAAGCATTCGCACAATTACAATACCAAATATCCGGCGAAACACCCCGCGCGTGGTACGAACGCAACCAAGTGCAGTTTAAGGACCTGCGCGAAAAAGAAGAGGACACCTCGTTTGATTTTGGAGCCAACGTGGACTATGACCAAGACCGCGACGGCCTGCCGGACGCAGAGCCGGACGTGCTATTCCAACCCGGCTGGCACGGCAGCCCCTTTGATTTTGAAAGTTTTGACCTTTCTCATTTAGGAAGAGGCGAAGGAAACCAAGCCCACGGCTGGGGCGTTTATGTGGCCCGCAAAAAAGGGACCGCCAAAGGGTACAAAGAAATGGCCGGTTATGAATACGACGGCGTACCTGCTAGAAAAAGCGACGTTATACAAGCCCTTGGCGAAGATTACGCCTTCCGTATTAAAAAAGGCGAAATCAGCATGGAAAAAGCGCGCAAAGACATTAAGCACGCGCTGGAGTTTAACAGGGAGCTGGTGGCAGAAATAAAAACAAAAAAGGGGGCCGACAAATGGACAATAAACCATTTTGAACAGGCACTCGCACGCGAAGAAGAAGCTCTCAAAGCCATTGAAAAATTTAACCCGGACCTGCTAAAAAGGGGCGGTCGTTTATACAAAGTGGACATTCCCACAAACGGCCTGCTGCTTGACGAACAAAAAGAAATGAGCAAGCAACCCCGCAAAGTACAGGACGGCGTCTTGCGTGCCGTAAGAGAACTGGCAGAACAGGAAAAAGGATTTAAGGACGCCGGAGCCGCCGACGTTTGGGATATTTTTGAAACGTTAGAAGAGCCGACCGGCGAAGATATTTACTGGGGCTTGCGCGACTACCTACGCCAAAGAGGAGTACAAAACCCGGAAAAGGAAGCGTCCCTGCTGCTCAATAAGCACGGCATAAAGGGCATTACTTACGAGGGAGCCGTTGACGGTCGGTGCTATGTTTTGTTTGACGCAAAGACGGTCAAAATCCTAGAAAAATTTTTCCAAGGCGAAGACGCCAACCCGCTGGGACAAACCGAATTCACGGACACCGGCGCGATTATCACGCTGCTGGAAGGAGCCAACAAAACCACCCTGCTGCACGAGCTGGGGCACGTTTTCCTGCGCGACTTTGAACGCCTAGCCGTGGAAAACGACAACGCCGCCACCCGCCATTATACGCAGGTTATAGAGAGCTTCCTCGGCAAAAAGGAAGGCAACCGCTGGAACCGGCAGCAGCAGGAAAAATTCGCGCGTACCTTCCTAGAATACGTGCGCACCAAAGACGTGCCGGAAGCCCCACAAATGCGCACGGTTTATGACCGCTTCAAGGACTGGCTGCAGGAAATCTACGAAGCCATAGACGGGACCCGCTTTTTTGAAAAGAACGTCAGCCAAGAAGCAAAGGACTTCTTCAATGAGGTGCTGGCCCCGCAAGCCGTAGAGGTCCCGGACGCCGCCAAATTCAAAGGTAAAATCCGGCAAATCCGCCAAGCGGTAGAAGATATTAAAAACCGCCGCCTGCCGCGCGCCGAAACCGGGCTGGCTCTCGCGGACATAAAAGCCCTTTACAGCCAAACCAAACGCCGCATTCCCAAAGCACCGCAAACGGACCTGCTGCGCGAACTGCGCCGCCGTGGGGCCAACTATAAGCAAGCCGGACGCATTGACGCGGAAGCGTACAAAAACGCGCGCGTTCCCAACAAGCCGGACGGCATAGGGGACGATCCGGCCCGGTGGCTAACCGACGCCGGCTACATGGGCGAAGCATACGGCGAAACCTACGAATCGCAGGACGCCATGGACCAGCACGCTTATGACCTCATACAGGCCGCGCTGGACGGCAAAAAGGTCTATCGCCAAGAAGACATCGCCGCCGCCACGCAGCGCGAGAGCTGGAAGGAAGAACTGGACATTATAAAAGAGGTATCCGACAACATGGAGCAAGCCCAAGAGGTACTGCGCAACATTAACGACATAGAGCGCAAGGGCTACCGCGTGCTGGATAAAGAGGACGTCCGCTTGTTAGAAGAAAAGCTCAAAGCCACCGAGAAATTAGCCGACACCGAGCTGGACAAACTAACCGAACTAAAAAAGGAAATTGTGGACGAAATCAAAAAGCGCGTGGACGCCGACCAGCTGGAAGCGTACCTGCAGCGCATATCCGCTGCCAAGAACAAGGAAGCATTGGAAGCCGCCGTGCGCCGCACTATGCTGGCTATTGAAAAGGCCTACGTCAACCGCACGCTTCAAATGCTGCACATGCTACAAAACCCCCGGACCAAAGCCACCCTAAAAGAAATCACGGACGCATGGCAGGCCCCGGACACGGACGAAGCGCGGGCAGACGCTATCCTTGCCAAGAAAGACGGCGTTGTGAAGAACTACCTAAAAGACGCATTTGTCAGCATAAGCGACCGGCTGCGCCGCGTAGATAAGCAGCTGGCCCGCAAAATTGAAGACCTGCCGCGCAAGCGCGTCATGCGCAACAGCCGCTACCGCCAGTACTTCGGCGACTACATATCCTACATTTACAAATACGTCGCCAAAAACCCGGCAGATTTTGAACTTTTATCGTGGGCGCAGATGAACCGCAACGACCGCGCGGAAGCCGAAATCGCCGAGAAATACAAAGACGTAAAACTCAACGGAAAGAACCTCTCCCAACTGATAGAAGAGAAAAACGAAGGCCTAAAAAAGATATGGGAAGAGGGCGTCAACCACGGGCTGTCTATCGGCTGGCTGGAAGCATACAACCCCCGCCGCATGGCAAACCCGGACGCTTTCATTGAATTTTTACAAGGCACGGAGGAGTGGAGTCACATTGACCGCGTACTTAAAATAATGGGCGTGGACCAAGGCACACCCGCCGAAAAAGCCATGGCCATTAACAAGTATTTTAGAGGTTTTGAACCCAAGGACCTCGCCGCTGCGCAGCCCGGAAACATAAAGCACCGTGACATTATGTATGTTTCCAAGGCCTTAAGCAAATTCTACAAAAACTCCTACGAAGCCCTCATGGACTACGCCGACGACATGGCAAAGGCCATAAGCATAAAAGAGGTGTTCGGCATTGGGGAAGACAACCTAGACGACTCGGTCGGCAAGCTGGTGCTGGACGCCAAAGCACGCTACCGGCTATCCTACCGGGAAGAAAAACTGCTCAAGGACGCCATAACCACCTTTGTGCGGCCTGCCAAAGCCAGCCAAGTGGTGCGCGGAATAAAGACGTTCAGTTATTTAACCACCATTACAAACCCCATAAGCACCATTAGCCAGCTGGAAGATATCGGCTTCGCTTTTGCCCAATGGGGACACGCAAACACCCTGCGCGCCTACGCCAACGCCCGCAAAAACGGCGGGTGGATAAAGCTGGAAGACATCGGCGCGGAGGTGTACGACGTGGACATGCGCAAAGAACGCGAGGGGGCTATGGACAAAGCCCTGCGCAAACTGCTCGGCATTAACGGTTTTACAACCATGGACCGTATCGGCAAAGAAACCTACATTAATGCGGACTTCCAAGCGCGCCAAAAACAGGCCAAAAAGAACCCGGCAAAGCTGCAAAAAGAGCTGGAAACAATGTTCACAAAAGAGGAAGCGCAAGAGGTCATAACCGCGCTAAAAGAAGGCAACCTCAACAACGACAACCTGCAGTCGCTGCTTTACAACGACCTGTCGGCAGTACAGCCGATGAGCTTGCTGGACATGCCGGAACGCTATGCGCTAGGCGGCGGCGGGTACAAAATACTGTACCAATTAAAGAGCTTTGCCGCGCGGCGCGCCAACTATCTCTACACGCGCACGCAGGAACAATTCCACAACGCGCAAACGCCGGAAGAGTACGCAAAAGCCATAGCAGAAAGCATGCGGTTTTTTACCCTGCTAATCGGCTACGGAGCCCTAACAAACCTATTAAAAGATTTCCTACTGGGGCGGTCGCTAGATATAACCGACGAGCTGCTGGACACTATCCTGCAGAACGCCATGGTCACCCGCTACATGATAAAACGCGGGCGGCAAGACCCCATGAACGCGCTTATTAATGCTGTAGCACCGCCGGCCCTAGGGACCGCAAACGACCTATGGCAAGACACCGGGCGCGTAATAAAAGGAAAAAAGGACGTCAGCCAAATGAACATTTGGAGCCGTCTGCCAATTTTGGGAAAGCCCTACTACTGGTGGTTTGGAGGTGGGAAGGCCATAACCGAAAAAGACAACAAAGAAAAAGGCCTGTTCAAAATCAAAGGGTGGGCCGGTAAATAAGGAGCAAACATGATAAGCAATGAAAGAGTAAAGCATATTTTCTCTGGCAACGGGGCGAGCAAAAAGTTTCAAATCCCGTTTGACTTCTTCCAAAACACGGCGGGCGTGTTTGACAAAAACAACCAAATCACCGTGATTTTGACGAGCACAGCCGGAGTGGAAACAACCCTCACGGAAGACACCGATTATGAGGTGGAAACGCACGACCCCAGCGACAGCGGAAGCAGCGGTTACAGCGGCTATGTAATTTTGAACACCGCCCCCGCCGTAGGCGAGAAGCTGACCATTATGCGCGACGTGCCGCTTGTGCAAGAGCTGGACCTTGAAGCCGGACAGGAAATCGGCCCGGTGGAACTAGAAGCCGCGCTGGATAAGGTAGTGATGACGCTGCAGGAACTGAAAGAAAAGCTGGACCGCGCTATTTGCTACAACCCCAGCACCACCGGCAACAACGTGGACGCAGCGGCCTATATCGCCAACCTGCAATCCCTTTTTACTGAAGGGGCCGCAGCCGTAACAGCCGCCACCGCAACCGCCGTGAGCGCATGCGAAGGATATGCCAGCACCGCCAGCACCAAAGCCGCACAAGCCACCGCTGCCTTTGAAGATACCGTCAACCGCATGGTGACCGCTATCAGCGCGTCCAACACCGCCGTGGCTGCCAAAGAAGCTGCCGTGGACGCAAAGAACGACGCCGTCACCGCCAAGAACGCAGCCGTCGCTGCGCAGACCGGCGCGGAAACGGCCCAAACTGCCGCAGAAACCGCCGCCAGCGGCGTAAGCTCCGCTGTCAGCACACACAACAGCAGCAACACCGCGCACAGCGACATCCGCACCGCTATTGCCGGAAAACAGGACGCCTTGCCTTCCGGCACAACCGGCTATTATTTGAAGAAGACCGCAAACGGCGTAGAGTGGGCCGAAGGGACCGGCAGCGGGGGAAGCGTAACTGTGGACAGCGCGCTCTCGGATAGCAGCACCAACCCCGTGCAAAATAAGGTAGTAAAAGCCGCGCTTGACGCAAAACAGGACACCTTGACCGCTGGGGCCAACATTGACATTACAAACGGCGTAATCAGTGCAACCGGCGGAGGTGGCGGGACCATTGACGTGGACGGTTCGCTCTCTTCTACCAGCACAAACCCGGTGCAAAACAAAATCGTAAAAGCGGCCCTTGACGCCAAACAGGACACCTTGAGTGCAGCCCAGCTTTTAGCGGCTAACTCCGGCGCGACCGCCACCAAGGTCGGCAACTACGATACGCACCTTGCCAATAGCGACATTCACGTTACTGCAGAGCAAAAAACCGCGTGGACCGCAAAACAGGACGCCATAAGCGACCTGTCCACCATTCGCAGCAACGCAACCGCCGGCGCAGGCGCAGCCACTACCATTGCCGGATATGGGGACATTGTAACGCATGACGCGGACGAATTCCAAGCGGCGGGCAACTATGCCGCGTCCAGCCATACGCACACGAAAAGCCAAATTACTGACTTCCCCACCGTGCCGACAAAGACCAGCCAGCTGCAAAACGACAGCGGTTTTTTAACCAGCGTCCCGGCTGCTACCAGCAACGCGCTAGGCGGTGTAAAAATCAGTTACGACAGCACCACCGAAACGCTGACGATTAGCACCAACTAGGAGGGCTTATGGTTCTTAAATTTGGAAGCGCAACCGTGCCAACCAGCGCAACAGCAACCTACAACGGCAACAACGTGCAGAAAATAATTTACAACAGCACGACCGTGTGGGAAAAAGCCACCGGCCCCAGCACCGTGCTGGAAGCGGCACAAACGGCTATCCTGCTCCATTGTGACAGCGGCTACGAAGCCAACGCCGGCTACGCCACCATTAACAAGTACAACTTCCCCAACTACCCGTCCACCTACAAAGTGCGCGACGGGTTCGGTGGGTACTTGTACCTGTCCGCTATGGCGAGCGTGAACAACGGCGTCGCGTGGTTTAACATAGGCGGGCTAACTACGCAGGCCACCGACAAATTCACGGTGGAATGCCTAGCCATGCCGACTATGAACAACACCGCCGGCAGTTACGCGGAGCTTGTATTTAGCACCGGCAGCACGCCGGACGCAATATGGCGGCTGCAGGTAAAATGCGAAAGCAGCACAACCGGCACAGCCAAAGTGTACAGCGGCGACGGAAACACCACCAACTACCAAGGAAGCACCGGCGGCGTTTCTACCAGCGACGGCTGGTATCACCTAGCCGCTACCTACCACGGCAACAGCACATGGTCCTTCTTTGTGAACGGAACCAAGCTGGGCACATATTCCTACACCGGCGTATCTACGGGTTACAACTTTACGTTTATACACGGCGTAGCAAGCGGAAGCGACATGGGCGGATATGACGAAATAGCCGTCCACTCCTACGAACGCTACACCGCCAACTTTACGGTTCCCAACGAGCCGTACACAATTAGTCAATAAGGAGGACTTATGGCATTCGCAGCAGGACACAAAGCAAAAGAAGGACGCGCTGGTGTAGTAGAACTTGCCAGCCCGGAAGAAGCGGCAGCCGGAACCAATACCGAAAAGGCGGTGACGCCCGCCGGAGTACTGGCTGCCATTGAAGCAAACACGGACATTGACGCCCGCCTTTTAGGGGTGGTTTTTGACGGCACAAACGCCGCCGGCACACGCACCTATGGGGCCGCCAATAAGACGTTTACACGCTCCACCGACACGTCGGCAGGAACGGACACCTTCGCAGAAAACCCCATTTTTAGAGGGTACTATGCGCTGGTCAAATACAATAGCACCACGCAAAAGGCGGAAATTGTCGCCAAAGAAGGCACGGCAGAATACGCCGCCATTAGAGCAGCCGGAACCGAGGACTACGACGAGGTCCGCATGTTCCACGTTTTCTGGTACAAGCAAACCATTAGCAGCGACGGGAAAAAGACCATTGTTCTGTCCCCTATGCCGCTGGAAGGTTTCAAACCGTCCCCCATGCACTTAAGAAACGGCGTGCTGCACGAGTGGGTCGGCATTACCCGCTACCCGTGGGGCGTTGACGCAAACGCCACCGGCGGCATGGCGGCACGCACCGGGCTCTATCCGCTAACCAACACCACGGAAGCGAACTTTTACACAAAGGCCGTATCGCGCGGCTTGCGCGTTTTTGGAGCCAAGGAATTCTCGGCCCTGCAACTGCTGGGCTGCGTAAAATACGCCAGCCAAAACTGGCAAAGCGCAGTGGCCCAAGGGTACACCGACGCCAACGTGAACGTTGTCTTGCGCGAAGATACCGCCGGCACGAACACCGCCGTCATTGACTACTCGGCTTCTAACGCGCAAATGTTCGCGGTCGGGCGCACGCTTTCCTTTGTAGATAGCCGCGAGGCCGCTAACGTACGCAACATCACCGCCATTGATACGGAATACGACACCACAAACAACTACATGAAAATTACGTTTGACGGAGCCGTGGCCCCCGAAATCACGGTGGGAACCAGCAAAATCTATGCCGGTCTTGCCAAAAACGGAACCGGGGACAACATACAAGGGCTTGACGGATATGCCTCGTCCATGCACTCCACCGAAGCCAAATGCACCGGCAAATACCTCGGCATTGAAAACCTCTTCGGTAACGTAAATAAGGCCTGCAGCGGCATCGCACGCTACGGCGGGTATATTTGGATTAAAGACAACCCGGACGACGACAACACGTGGCTGACCGCCGACAACCAAACCGGCTGGACCAAGGTGTGCCCTTCGCTAGATACGTCGGGCGGGTATATTAAACGCTTTAACCCGACCGCCGACATGGGCGAATACGACTGGCTGTCCAGCCCCATTGAAACGGGCGGAACCAGCAGCGCGCCTATTGGCGACTATATCTACTCTAACACGACGACAACCTCCGTCTATATGTGCTTCTTCGGCGGGCACCTCGGCAGCGGCGCGGGCAGCGGCCCGTTCTACTGGACTGTGAGCCACGGCGTCGCGTATGCGGACTGGGGCGGGGGTGCCCTCGGCGTGTTTATACCTGCATAGGGAGGGTAGCACAAAAGGAACTTTTGGGCGTAGGGGGGTGCAAATCCCCCTTGCCCGAAAAGGCAGGAAAGGTACAAGGCGGGAGCGGCGGGAACCTCAACAACGGCGCGAACAACGGCCCGTTCTACTGGAATGTGAACAACGGCGTCACGAATGCGAACTGGAACAGGGGTGCCCTCGGCAAGTTATAAAGCAGTAATAAACGCCCGCATGGACCTTGCCACTTGGCAAAAATAATGTCACAACAGGTGCGCCTAGTAAGGCCTAGGCATTGAACGGCGCAAAGATTATAACACGATATGAAACGCAAAGGATATTTACTCACGGAAGAAACGGTCACGCTGGAGCTTTGCCAACTAGCCATATTAAAGGCAGCCCGGCACAAACACAAACGCGCAAGCGTACAAAAAGTGCTGGGCAATTTTGAAGCGAAGGCGCAGGAACTACGCCGGATTATACTGGACGAAACCTACACACCGTCCCCGTACAAATGCTGCCATATTGTGGACCACCCAAGCGGCAAAGCGCGCGTGCTACAAAAGCCGAAATTCTACCCGGACCAATGCGTGCACCACGCTATTATTTTACTGCTAGGCGACGAGCTGTTAAAACGCCTAGACCCGTATTGTATAGCTTCTATACCCAAACGCGGCATTCACTACGGACACCGCGCGATTAGACGCTGGCTACAACGCAGCCGGACGGACACGCGATACTGCCTAAAATGCGACATAAAAAAATGCTACGACAACATCCGCCCGCAAGTGGTCGTTGACGCCGTGGCGCGATTTGTAAAGGATAAAAAGTTTTTGCGCCTAGTAGCAAAGGTGGCCTATTCCCACCCTTCCCTGCCACTAGGCAACTACACCAGCGGCTGGCTAGAAAACCTTGTATTAGCACCGCTGGACAGGTACGTCCGGCAGCAAAAGGAAGCCAAACATTACCTGCGCTACGTGGACGATTTTATTATTTTAGGACCCAACAAACGAAAACTGCGGCAAATGGTGGACGGCATACAGGCCACCCTTGCCAAAATAGGACTTGAACTAAAAGGAAACTGGCAGATTTTCCCGGTAGAGGAGCGCGGCATTGACATGCTGGGATATAGGTTTTATAGACACTATACCACCATGCGCAAGCGCAACGTGCTGTCCCTTATGCGGACCATTCGCGCCTATCAACGCCGACCAACGCCGGGGCTCGCCCGCAGCTTGCTTTCACGCATAGGCGGGTGCAAATGGTTCAGCAGTTACAACTTTTGGAAAAAGTACTGCAACGAGCTGGACTTCAAACAAATAAAACGGAGGGCCTACGCATGAGATTAGGCATTGACGAAAACTACCCCAAGGACGGGGTGGACGTACAGGAAGCAAACGGCGTCCTTCACGTGCGGCTTGTAAAAGACGTACAGCGCACGCCGGGAGCCGAAGAAGGGCAGGAAATCATCACAGCGGACGTGGTAGAAACCACGCTGCCGCTAGGCGTAGAAAAGGCGGATATTGTGGCGCACTTTGACTATTACTTTGACAAAGCGCAGGCCGCCGAGGTAAAACAAGCCGTTGAACTAAAAGTGGATCGCGTAGAACGCCTGCTGGCGGCTACGGACTACAAGGCCCTAAAAGTGGCCGACGGCGCGTTATCCGCCAAAGAATACGCCCCATGGAAGAAGCTGCGCGCGCATTGGCGTGAAACCGTCAACAAAATGCAGGCATGCAAAACCGTGGAAGAGCTGGACGCTATCAAGTACGCAGAAACCCCCGAAGGGCTGGACGACTTGGAAGCAGCGGGGCTCGCATGACAGGCATGGACATTGAGGTAATATGGAAAGTCGCGGCGGTTATTTTTGGAGCCGGGGCATTCTACCAAGAGCTGCGTGCGATACGCAAGGACATCGCCCGGCTGGAGGAAAAACAAGATAAGTACAACCACCTCCAAGAACGGGTCGCCAAGTTAGAAGCGCAAATGGAGCACCAAGAAAAATGAACGAGAAATGGGCCAAATTAACCCGACGCTTTGAAGGTTTAAGCGTGCTGCCCTACCAATGCCCCACCGGGCATTTAACGATAGGTTACGGGCATAATTTGGAAAACGGCATAAGCAAAGAAGCGGCGGAGTATATCCTGCGCGAAGATTTGCAGGCCGCCGTAAAAGCCGTTTCTAAACACTTTGCGTGGTGGCAAGGACTAAACGAAGCGCGGCAGTTTGTGCTTGTAGATATGGCCTTCAATATGGGCATAGGCAAACTATCCACCTTCAAAAAAATGCTGGCAGCCACGCAACGCGGCGATTACCAAAAAGCCGCCGCCGAAATGCTAGACAGCCGCTGGGCCAAACAAGTGGGCCGGCGCGCAAACGAACTAGCAGAAATTATGAAAACGGGAGAATACTGATGATTAAATTCATTACCGAACATTACGACGAAGTACTGCAAATTATCGGGGCAGCCGTGGCTTTAGCCACGCTAATTGTAAAATTGACCCCCACGCAAAAAGACGATGCGGCATTAGCCAAGATTATTAAAATCTTGTCCGTGTTTTCTTTGTGCAACCCCGACGGGTCCTTTATTGGTAAAGGCAAAGAAGAACCCGCCAAGAAAGAGGAAAAATAAATGCAGGTGCAGGCAATTTTCGTCTGCGGCTTCCTGCTAGTTTTAGGCGTGGCCTTGTACCTTGCCCGGAAGGAAGGGAGCAAGGCCGCGCAATTGGAAGCCCTAAAAGCAGAACTGCGCAAGCAGGCAAGGGAGCAAGAACGTGCCAAAGAAATTACTAATTCTGTCGCTAATATGGACGAGCATGCTGTGCGCCAGCGGCTGCACCAAATCGCTAACAAGCAGCAACACTAGCGCATGCCTTATCCCATTTGACTACGGGGACGAAGGCGTCAACGAACAAAACGCGCGGGGGCTGCTAATACACTACTGCCTTTGCCATGACGAAGGGGCGTGCAAATGAGCCGCACTTGCCCGGACAAAGAGTACAGCTGGTACTTTGGCGACACGCTATGCAACCGCACCGGCAAGCCGTGCCACCACACGGCGGACGCTTGCCCGCTAAAAGAACAACCAAAGGAAAACTAACATGCCAAGCAAAGAGGAACTACAAAACAAAATCAACGAACTAAAAGAAGAGCAGAAGAACTGCCACGGCAGCAAGTGCGAGGTTTTCTCTCGCGTGGTGGGCTACATGCGCCCGGTCCAAAATTAGAACAAAGGCAAAAAGGAAGAATTCGCAATGCGTAAAACCTTTAACATTGAAAGCTCCAAACGACCCTGCGGCTGCCAGTAAGCCAACCCAAAACCACCAAACCCCGCGCACAGCCACGCGGGGTTTATGCTGACATTTTGCTGACACCGCAGCTGCCGCAAACAGCCGCGATTTCCTATATTTACAATGTAGGTTTTACGACGAGAAAAAAGGCCTTTTAACAACTTTGTATTGCTAAAAGGCCACATAGACGAAACGTTCCGGGACTAGGAACAATTCCCCGACGGAGTGCTGACAACTATGCTGACAGCTGCTAAACTACCGCCGGAAACGCCCCGGCTTTCCTACAAATATTATATCACTTTTTGCCGGGCTTTTGTTTCTTTTTCTTTTTAGGAAGCGGCGGCAATTTGACCGCCGGCAAACACGTTATGGCTTCCTCAAAATTGGGAGGAGCAAGGTGCGCGTAACGCTCGGTCATTTTGATAGAACTATGGCCCATGAGCTTTGACACGCGGTACAGGTCCACCCCGTGCTGCACCAAATGACTGGCAAACGTATGCCGCAATTTGTGCAGGAAGCAATGGAAGGGAACAAGCTCCTTCATTGTTTTGCGGTAATAGGCCGAAATAAAGCCCGTGGAATTGCGGGAGGAGCCGTCGCCAAGCTCCACCACATAATCGCTTTGCGCGGCCTTTTTTGCGCGAATAAGCACGGATCGCAAATCAGCAGCCAACGGAACCAGCCGACCTTTGTCAGTTTTGTGCGGAGCCACCCAAACACCGCGATGCGCAAAGTCAACATGGGGCCATTTAAGGGCCGCCATTTCCCCGCGGCGCAAACCGGCACGACATCCCAACATAACAACCACCACCAGCGCGAGCGAAGGGCACACCTTCAAAATTTGCGCAATTTCCTGCGGCGAGTGAAATTCCAAGCGGTGCTTATTTTCTTTGAATTTTGTGACGCGCTCCCATTTTTGAACGGGAAGCAAATCCCAAAACTCGGCCTGCCGCATGGCGGTTTTAATAGCACGCACCTTGCGGTTCAAGCCGGCAGCAGTATCCTTTTTTATTTTGGCCTTCTGCGTAAGCGCAAAGCCGTCCAAAAAAGCGGGCGTGATTTCGTCTAGGAATTCTATTTTTTTATATTCCAACACCTCACGAAGTGCGCGATCAAAAATACGCACGGTCGGCGGCTTGCGGGTTTCTTTTAAGTATGCACGATAACGCGCCAAAAACACCTCAAGCGGCACACGCACCGTATCGGCGGCCTTGCGCCGCGTAAGATACTCGCCCTCTTTGATAGCAGCGACGTTGCGGTTTTTTGTTTCTAACGATTTACGCACCCGGCGACCGGCAGGGTCCGTATAGGACACATACCAAATGCCGGTGCGCTTGTCTTTGTAAAGGGCCATAAACTACCCCCTTTTTATCGGCTAATATACCAAGAGCCGCTTTGACTTGCCTCAACTCGCCCCCACACATTAACGCCGTCGTGCGCAATGCAGTGGAGCGAGTACGCTATCCAAATTTGAACCAGCAGGAACACAACCACCACGGAAATTTTAATTATTTTCATTCTAGCCCTCCCAAACCTTGCGGTCGTCGCGGGACCAATGCCCGATAATAAGACCGTAGAATTTAAGCTCCGCCGGAGTAAACGGCTTGTACTTGGGGTTGGTAGAGCAGAGTACCGTGCGGCCTTTAACCTTTTTTACAACCTTCATACAAACTCCGTCCTCGGTACGCACAAACATGGCGCGCCCAAAAATCGGCTCTTCCATTTTGCGGATAACACAATAATCCCCGACGTGAATGTTGGGCTCTAAACTATCGCCGGTACAGCGGATTATATAATCAGCCCCCGGAAAAAGGAAGCGCGGAAAATCCACAAACTGCTCAACATCCCGGTCGGAAAATTCCGGCAGGCCCGCCGGTACGTCGGCAAGTATAGGAAGCGTGATTGTATTATTAGGCGTAAGAGGAATGCCCTGCACCGACGAAGCAGGCACAAACTCGCTATCCTTTTTTTCCACGATACCGAACACCGAAGCAATATCAGCAGGGCTGCAACCAACCAGCCGCGACATTGCGAGAACATACTGCTCGCTGGGTCTTTGAGAACCGTCCAGCCAACGGCTGACAGCACCTTCCGTTACGCTCAATTTTTGTGCTAAATTTTTTTGAGCACCGCGCAAAATGCCACCATTGAAACGCAAAAGAAACTCTTTTTTATTCATATTTTTAGTCCTCTTTTATCGTCGTAAAAAGCGAAATTTCAAAAAATATTTTGAAAAAACGCTTGACATCTTGCTCAAACTTGTGTAAAGTTTATCAAGCAAGAACAAGAAAGCAACAAGCAGTACTTAAAAAATCCAGCGGTTCCCATAAACCGATGGTCCCCAAAAAGGGGCGTGCAACGCAAACCGGCGACCGATATTTTTTTTGTAGTACATACCAAAGATTGCCAAATCGGTCAAAGGATGCGGCACACGCGCAGACAGCAGGCGGATTAAACCGCCGCCCTTGTGGGAGGGTAAATGGCCTGCGCGTTTTTTTATAGTACGGCTTATACATAGTATAGGTAAAAACTTGTGAAAAATCAAGCAAGTTTAGGAAAGACAAGGAAAGTTTAGGAAATTGCGGCGGTAAAAATATGACCCAAAAAGACAAAAGAAAAACACTCCCACTAGAAGAAGTAGCAGGACTTTTCTGCATAAGCACCCGACGGCTGCGCGACCTAGCAGCGGCGGGCAAAGTACCCGGAGCCATTAAAATGGACGGGCTACAAAAATGGATTTTTTCACGCAAGGCAGTAGAAAATTACATGGGCGTAAAATTGGAGGACTTATGAACCTGCAGGACAAACAAAACAAACGGCTAATCGCCGCGCAAATAAGAAAGCACGAGCGCGAATATAATCGGCAAGAAAAGATTTACAACGAAGCAGCCGGCGCGCTTCCCATGGCACTTGACCCGGCTTTTTGCCAACGGGCAATGAACGCCAGCCAACAGGCCATGGCAGCTGCAAGAAAAGCAATAGACGAATTGAAGAAAGTCGCGGGGGGGGGTATGAGATTAATCGCTGAATTTTGGCACACACTAACCACGCCGGAGGAATGGCACACGGCGAGCATTATCGTTGTAGGCGTAGCCATGGCACTTACGCTGGGCGTGCTTTTCGGTGAAGCATTTGACGTACAAGTTTTAGGTATGTAACCCCACGAGGGGTCGGGCGCGTATTCTCCGACTACAAGTAAGAACTTCATGCAGCGCGCCCGCTAGATTTGAAGGACGAGGGACCCGCACCCAGCGAAACCAAAAAGCGGGAAGGTCATAAACCCTGCAAGGTCGGGGGCACAAAGTAAAACCTACACGCTAACGCCCGTGCCCCCGCCCCCCTAGATTTGAAAACGAGAGAGAGCACTCACAAAAATGCCCCAAGGGAACCCGGCCCTTGAACGTACACCGGGCGGCTGACGGATAGCCACCATTATCCGGCTGCTCTTTAAAACCCAGTAAGGCGAAGGCCGCTGACCGCGTGGACGTATAGGCACACCGGGCAGAGTGGCGGCGACTAGCCCTCCCGGAATTGAAACACAAACCGGGACCGATTAAAACAAAAACAAACCGGGGACGGACAAAACACCCGCCCCCGATAATAACCACATAAGAGGTATGTGCTATGACGACAAAAGTTATTAAAGAAGCATTCAATTATAAAGACGCAGAAGAACTCCCCAAAAAATCGCTTGAGAAAGCCATTGAAACCTTGAGAACCAACGAAGAGGTGCAAGAGAAACTAAAAAACATGGTTTGCTTTTGCGTATCCGTAGAAGGCGGCGAAGCGGCCTGCAGCGTAACGATGAAATTTGTGAACAAAGAGGTGGCAGCAGCCAGCAGCCCGGAACTGCAAGTTAAAAACGCCCTCATCGCATTAGCGGAAGCCGTAGCAAAATCATTAAAAGAAGATGCCAAGCAGGAGGAAACCAAATGACCGAACAAAACCAAAACCAAACAAACAACACCCCCGCCATTATCATGCCGGCGGCCCCGGTGGTAACAGAGAGCGACCTTGAAGCCGCTTTGAAAATTGCTGACCGCAACCAGCAGCTCGCCAACAAAGTAAAACTGCTGGCCTTGAAACAAACCACCGCCAAGGACTGGGTGGACACGGACGGCAAGCCCTACCTTCAAAGCACGGGGGCCGAGAAAGTAGCCCGCCTATTTGGTATCAGCTGGCGCATTAGCCGAGGTTACCCGAACAAAGAAATGCACAAAGACGAAGCAGGCAGTTATTACGTTTACACCTGCAAGGGCGAATTTTTCATGGGCGGCAATACCATAGAGGTTATGGGAACCTGCAGCCAACGCGATAAGCTCTTCGGTCGCAAAGGCGGCGAACTAAAAAACGAGAGCGAAATTGACGTGACGAACATTATCCGCAAGGCCGTCACCAATATGGAGGTCAACGGCATAACCCGTATTTTAGGCATCCGCAACCTTACATGGGAAGAGCTGGCGGAAGCAGGCATTCACAAAGAGAAAGCAACCACCGTCAACTACAAAACCAAAGCCGGGGAAACGGAAGAGGTGGAAGGAACCGTGCAGGCCGTAACCGCCAAAAGCGGGACCAAAAACGGCAAAGCGTGGAAGCTCTACAACATAACCGTAAATAATATCACGCTTTCCACCTTTGACACCAAACTTGGCGAAGCCGCAGCCGAAGCCAAAAAGACCGGTCAACTGGTACACGTTACCTATAAGAACAACGGCAAAGGCAACAACGTGGAAACCTTGGAAATTGTAACCGTAGAAGAGCCGCAGGCAGAGGCAGCCGATTATGAATAGCAACAGCGTCTCCCCGGAGGTTTTAGCAGCCGAAAAGCTGGTGGCAGAAATACCGGCAAAGCGCAACGCGGACTTGACCGCCAAAGCGCAGAACCGCTGGATGCCCAAGAACTTTTATGCGTCCGGCATTAGCGAGTGCGACCGTCAAATGGTCCACTCGCTGCTGGACTGGGACAAACGCCCGCTGGCAGACGCAGGCCTGCAAGCCATATTTGAAGCCGGCAAAAGCGAGGAAGCGCGCATTGTGCGCATGCTGTCCGAACTGGGCTACGAAATTATAGGCCAGCAAAACCCGATACAAATCCGCCACCCCAAAACCGGGGAGCTTATCTGCACCGGGAAAATTGACGGCAAAATCCTGGTGGGCCGCAGCGCGGTGCCGGTAGAGCTTAAAAGCATGAACCCCAACGCCTACGCCCGCATTAACAGCGTGGAGGACTTGGCAAAAAACCCCTTCTACCGCAAGTACATAAAGCAAATGCAGCTCTATTTGTACGGCAACGCGGAAGAAGCCGGACTGTTTATTATAAGCGATTTCCGCAACATAAAGGTGTTCTTGGTCTATTTGGACTACGGCCTGTGCGAGCAGATATTAAAACAGCTGGAACGCTGCTGGGACTACGTGAAAGCCAAGAAATACCCGGATCCGATAGACCGCCCGGAGGTTTGCCAGTACTGCCCGTTTGAATTCTTGTGCACCAAGACCACGGTCAACCAAGGCGCGTCCTTCTTGGAAAGCGAAGAGCTGGTGCAGGACTTGGACCGCTGGATGGAACTTAAACCCCTCAAAGCCGAATTTGAAGCCCTAGACAAAGCCATTAAGGGGCCGCTCAAAGACAAGGACATTTTGAACGCGGTCATCGGCACGAAATACCAAATCGTGGGACGCAAACAAAAGCGCACCACCTATGACACCAACCTGCTCACGGACGAGCAGCGCGAAGCCATAAAGACCGAAACCGAAATCACGGTCTACAAAATCAACGCGCTGGAGGAAACAAAATGATTACACATAATGAATTAAAAGAATGGCGCGCGAACATCCGCTTCCAAAAAGAACAAGCCATGAAAGCTGCGGCTCGGCACTCCGACTGCGACACGCTATATAAATATTACAATTCGCAAGCATGTATAGCAGACGCACAGGAAGCCCTTATTGAAAGGTTGGTTAGACAAAGCAGAGAGAACGAGGGGGCCGAAGAATGAGAGTAAAATCTTGCCCGCATTGTAAGAAAGTAAAACCGGTGGAAGAATTCAACCGCCGGGCCAGCAGTAAAGACGGCAGGCAAAGCTGGTGCCGCGCCTGCCAGCACGGGTACAACGAGGACTACGAGCCGATCCGGGAAGCACGCAAAACCGAACTTGACGGCAAATTCCACGTGACCCGCTACCCCAACGGGGTGACCGTGTACAAGCACAAGGACTTCAAACCGCTATGAAAGAAAGCGCATTCCAAACAAACGTCGTCCGCATGCTAAAAGGCCAAGGTTTCTTTGTTTTTGCCGTACCCAACGGCGGCTCCCGGCACTACAAAGAAGCCGCGCACCTAAAAGCACAGGGCGTCATGGCAGGAGTGGCTGACCTAATCATCTGCCTGCCAAAAGGGAAGGTTCACTTTGTAGAGCTCAAGAACCTAAACGGCAAAGGCCGCCAAAGCCCCGCACAGCGGGCCTTCCAAGAGCGGGTGGAGTGCTTGGGCAACCAGTACCACTTGTGGGCTTCGTGGGCCGATGTAGAGCAGTTTATAAACGACCACCGCAAAGAAGCCAAGAACATGGAAGACGACCTGAAAGTGGGAGGGACCGATTGATGAAGATACCCTATATCAAAATATACACCGCAGACCTGCTGGCAAAGACGCGCCGGTTAAGCCCCCAAGAAATCGGGGAAGCGGTAATCGCTGCCTGCGAAATGGCATTTGAAGGAAGCACAGATTACAAACCTGCTCAAGCAAATGCTCAAGCATTTTTCAATATGCTAAATGACTGGACAGCGGAAAGCAAAGACGCTCTAAAAGCACAGCACGCACGCGCCAAAAAAGGAGCGCAAGCACGCTGGCAAAAAAGCGAGGTTTTAGACGGTGCTCAAGCATTTACAAAAGAAATGCCAAAGCAAAGTATTTGTCAATGCCAAACAGAAACAGAAACAGATACAGAAACAGATATTAAAGAAACTAAAAAGAAAAGCGAGCCGGAACCTTTGCTGCCAACCAAAAAGCAAACCGCAACGGACGCCGCTTTTGAAGATTTCTGGTCTAGCTTTCCAAAGCAGCGAATCGGCAACCGGGAAAAAGCCCGCACCGCATTTGCCGCAGCCGTAAAACGCACCGGGCAGTTTGCCTTCCAAATCGTAGCCAAGGCCCGCGAGTACGCCAAGAGCGACGAGGTGGCGCGCGGCTACGCCAAAGGAGCCCAAGCGTGGCTAAACGACGACCGCTTCCTGCAGGACTACAAGCCAGCCGGAGCGAGCACGCAGGGAAACCCCAATGCCCTGCAAGAAGCAAGAGAACGCGGAAACGCGATCATTGAGCGAATGTTTGGAGGACCCGAAAAATGAGTTTAGAAATGACCTGCCCCCATTGCCAAAAGCCGTACATTCTAAAAGAGTTTGCCGTTGGCGACTATACCAGCAAAATCCCCGTGCCGCAATGCGACTGCGAGGAGCGCGAAATGGCCCGGCTGGAAGCCGCCGAAAAAGAACGGGAACGCTTGCGCCGCATAGCAGCTCTGAACCTGCCGGCGATTTTTGAACCCTTCCGGCTCAAAGACCTGACCTGCGAGCATGCCGCAGACGCGCAAATCTACGTGGAAGGTTTCACGCCGCGCAAAAGCAAGGGCCTGTTCATCTACGGCCCAAACGGAAATGGCAAGACCACGCTCGGCGCGGTAATTTGTAAAGAGCTCGCTTATCGCGGCTACCGGGTGCTTTTTACCACCATGACAAAGACGCTAAACGCCATGCAGGAAGGCGGCGGCTATAACCAAGCGTCCACCGCTACCAAGGTGCTAAAAGACCTGACGAACTACGACTTTGTGCTTTTTGACGACTACGGGCGGGAAAACTACACCCCCCTGCGGCTGCAAAATATATTCCAAATCGTGGACCAGCTCTACACGCACCGCACGGTTTTTGCCGTAACGGTCAACCCGGAATGCATGGACCGGCTGCAGAACATCCCTGAACTGGCAGCCATAGAAGACCGCATGACGCAGGTTTTAATGCGCTGGCAATTTACCAAGCCCAGCATGAGGAGGGCTGCACAATGACATTTACAATACCGCTATGGCTAGCGACTCTTGCCGGAATATTCGTGCCGTTTTTTATAGGAATTCTTGTGGGCGGAGCAATGGCTCTGTCCGCCGAAGAATCGGAAAAGGAAAAGAGGAAAAGAAGATGAAAACATTTAGCCCTAAAAAATTTAGAAAAAGCCAACGCCCGGACCCGAACAAAGAGAAGGTTCAGCTTACTGAAATTTACGATAGAAACAAAGAAAGAACAATACACCTCACGAAGGGGCTATTAGAGCGTCTGCTTTGGAAGCAATGCGACGGCTACACAATTCTATTACCCGAAAGCGGGCAATGGGAAATTTTAGTCAAAGAAACCTGCGACGAAATAAGAAAAAAAATCACGGAGGAAGACCAATGAAAATGGCGTATTTTTTCCGGCAGCACGACCGGGAAATCAAAGAGAGAAGGAACCGCCGGGCGGCTTATTATGAGCCGATACTGGACCGGCTAGGGGCCGAACAAAAACGGCCCGGCGCGTGGCAGTACGGCGCGTGGAACTGCTACCCCCGCAGAGGGTATGCCTCAGCCGTAAAGGACCCAAGCCAACGGCTGCCGCTCTACAAAGTTTTAGGAGTACAACGTGAACCCGAACACACCGAACCGAATTATTAAGGCCACACAACACGCATGCGAGAAGCACCCCTTCTTTGCGAAGAGCCCGGAACACGCGGTCAGTTTAGCGACCGAAGAACTGGGCGAAATGGCAAAAGCCATAAACGACGGCAACTGGCAACAGGCAGCCGCAGAAGCACTAGACACCATAGCCGTGCTGGTGCGTACCCTAGAAATGCTGGAGGACTTATGAAATACACCAAAAAACCCGTGACCATTGAAGCTGTACAATTTACCGGCAACAACTGGCAGGAAATACAAAGATTTGTGCCGGACGACGTGCGCATTTACGACATGGACGGCTTTAGAATAAAAACGCTGGAAGGCGAAATGAAGGTCAACACCGGGGACTTTATCATTAAGGGCGTAAAGGGCGAATTTTACCCCTGCAAGCCGGACATTTTCAAGCAAACCTATTCCCCGGTAGAAGCAACCGTGCAGCCCGAAAACTGCCCATTTTGCAACGCACCCGGAACGGACGTGCACATTGTGCAAGGGAACCCGCGCTATTGCAAATGCTACGTTTGCGGAGCGCAAGGGCCGCTTGGAAACACAGACAGCGAAGCCGTCGTTTTTTGGAACGACCGCGCGGAGGAATAACCATGGCTACTAATAACTACTCAGACCAAAAAGCAACATTAGGCGACGTACGAAAAGCAATAAAAGAGCTGCAGGAAGCAGAACAAAAAACGAAAGAGCTGGAAAAACGCATTGTGATTATGGAGGTTTACGGCGGCTGCCGCAACCTGCGCATTACACACGAAGGGACCTACTGCGCCGCCTACATACACGGCGGCTGGGAAAAGATAGAGCCGGACGCTTGCGACCGTTGCCAGCGCGAGAAATACCTGTCCGGCAAGAGCCGCCAAGACGTACTAAACATAATAACGCAGGCATTAGAGAAGAAGGCAGAGGAAATGGTCCGGGCGAACCAAGAAACGGACATTTATGACAACCCCGGCGGCAGAGAAGACATCGCGCAAGCCGTGCTAGACGCGCTGCTGGAGGGGAAATGAGCCAAGACAACGTGCGCTACCAAATTTGGAAGGTGCCGGTCTGCCCCAAGCCGGAAGACCCGGACCCCTACAAATGCGACTGCATGGACACGCCCAACGAAAACGTGGGGCTTTCTGTTTGCCCTATACACCCGGAGCGCATGAAGCACAACGGCGTGAGCCGGGCCGAAGCCATACAAGCCCTTTACAGGGGATTTTTTAGAGCCAAAGACCGCGGCGTTTATACCGTAAAGGAAATGCTGGCGGAGGGCCTAGACGAACTAATCAAGGAGTCAACAAAATGAACATACTCAAAGACGACGTGAAAGAAGTGCTAAACACAAGAGCAGGCCGCAGCGTAATTTTACAAATTCTGCTGGTGGCCGGATTTGAAAAAACGCCCTACGTGCCTGGCGACGCAAATGCAACTACGTTTCATTGCGGACAGCAGAGCATCGCCAAATACCTGCAGGGGCTTATTTTGGACGCAGACCCAAACGCCCTGCCGCAAATGCTAAAAGAGCGCGAAGACCTGCATCGCCAGTACGAACAGGCCAAACAACAGAGCATGGCACAGGCAGCGGCGCAGGCCCCAACGCAACAGGTAAAGGTCGCTGTAAAATGACCGTACTTACCGGCCCGATTATTTGTATTATGCTATGGAGCGGACCCACAAGGCCCGCCCCCATAGCCCCGCGCCGGCAGCAACCGGCGCACGTCAACACATGGGAATGGAAAGGAGGAAGACATGAGCGAAGAAAGCGTGGAATACTGCGCTGACCCGGATGAACACCTGCGCAGGCAGAAAGAAAAGGCCGAGCAACTAGCCCGGCTAATGACTGAAAAATTTGACCGCATAGTGGCTACGCATATCGCTATTATTTGTGAGAAAGAGCACCTAAACCCGCTAGACCTATGCCTGTGCCAACAAACAGGCACGGACGGAACTGTGCGCTGGTGGTTTGAAAAAAAGCCACAAATAACACTTGACAAATAGGTGCGCATTGTGCTATAATACGCGTACCCACAAGTAGTATTGTGCTAAAACCATAGACCGATTAAGGCGAAATTTCGCTTTAAGAGGTCTTTTTTTGTGGGTAAAAAAGACATAAAGTACGACCAGCACAACTACCGGGACCACGACGACCGCAACCTGTCGCTCATTAAAAAGAGCATACAACGCTGCGGAGCCGGGCGGTCCATTTTGCTGGATAAAAATGGCGAAATCATCGCCGGAAACGCTACCTACAAAACCCTGCAAGAGCTCGGCATTCCCGTTAAAATCATACCCACCGACGGAAAAACAGCCATCGCTCTGCAAAGAACCGACCTTGACACCAACGACCGCAAGCGCAAAGAGCTGGCGGCCTTTGACAATTCCACCGCTGACGGCGTCCGCTGGAACGTTGACAACCTAGCAGCCGATTTTGACCTAGCT